TTCATCACATGAATCCGATTACTGTCGAAGAAGTAGAGGAAGGTAATCCAGCGATTCTTAATCCAGAGTTTTTGATATGCACCTCTCTCGATACTCATAACATGATCCATTTCGGAGCTTCTAAAAATAATCTAGTTCGTTTTCCCGTAGAAAGAAGAAAGGGGGATACTAAACTGTGGTAATACAACACCATGGCGTCCTCGGGATGCACTGGGGTGTGCAAAGATCTAAAGTTTCAGGATATTCTAAAGATCCAAAATACTCAGAGCTTCGCGACTCTCTTTCCAAGGGAAGTATTGTGTATCGAGTATCTTCTACAAAACGGGAGATCGATAGTGGACGAACGTTTATATTTTCAAACAAGACAGACGCTGAGAATTTAGGAAAGAAAATCAAGGAATTAGATCCAAGGAGTAAAACGTTTCTATTATCTATGAAAGTTAAGAAAGATCTTATAGGTCCTTCTGAAAAAGAAAGAGTCGACACCTTTCTAGAAGAATACAAAGACATGGCCGTAAGAAATTTAGTCGCCGTCACAAGGGAATCGGCAAAGAGTCAAGGAATTGACACAACCGACAAAGACGGAGATGAGACATTAAGTAATTACCGAGCGTACACAATTGCGATAGCAAAGAATAGATCTGGATATGGCAGCTATGTAAATCAAATCGATTTAGAAAAGAACAAATTTGATATGAGAAGAGATGATTACATGAGAGGGTCTACCAGGTTCTCCCGGAACGACAAAACTCCAGTTGAAAGTTTAGACTCCGCATATTTAATCTTCTCTAGAAGCGCAGCATTAGAAACAATTAGTGCAGAGAAGATCAAGAGGCAAAAGAAAGTGAAGCACGGCCAGACTGACTCCGATGATCTATATGCAGGCGGGGCTTTCTTCAATCGACGTCCAGACTAAAAGAAAGGAGGATTAATTCGTGATAGATAGCATTCTTCTATCTATAAAGAAGATGCTTGGTATCGACGCCAACGATACAAGCTTTGACCAAGAACTCATAATGCACATTAATGGCGCATTGATGGTTATGACACAACTCGGCGTTGGGCTATCGGAAGGGTTCTCGATTACTTCTGAAGACAACACCTGGTCAGAACTTCTCGGAACTCGTACAGACCTGAATGCTGTGTTCACTGATGTCTATCTCCGGGTTCGGCTTATCTTCGATCCTCCAACAAATGGATTTCTAGTAACTTCCATAGATAAACAAATTGCAGAGTATGATTGGCGGATTGAGGCATGGCATATTCCTCAGTCGGAGGTATAAAATGCATCTATCAAACACGGCTACTCCGCGGTACTATGGACAGTTCCGGGACGCCGTATTGAGAGGCGAAATACCTGTCTGTAGTGAGATCTCTATGCAAATGAATAGGATCGACGAGAGGATTCGAAACCCAAAATTCTATTACGACGAAGATGCCATTAATGGTTGGGTTCTCTTCTGTGAAAATGAACTGACTTTGACCGATGGTTCAGATCTTCATCTCTTAGATTCGTTCAAACTATGGGCAGAAGACGTCTTTGGTTGGTATTACTTTACAGAACGTTCTGTTTTCATCCCGGGAAAACAAGGCAACTCTGGTCACTATGAACGACAGATGGTTAAGAAGCGATTAACGAGCAAACAATATTTAATCGTTGCTCGTGGCGGCGCTAAGTCAATGTATGGCTCGACCATACAAGACTTCTTTCTTAACGTCGATACCTCTACAACTCATCAGATTACTACTGCTCCGACAATGAAGCAGGCCGACGAAGTTATGTCTCCAATACGAACAGCCATCACGCGCGCGAGAGGGCCTTTGTTCCGGTTTCTTACAGAAGGATCAATTCAAAATACGACCGGAAATAGAGCCAATCGTATGAAGCTCGTACCAACTAAGAAGGGGATAGAAAACTTCCTTACTGGCTCGCTGCTTGAAGTAAGACCGATGACTGTCGACAAGCTTCAAGGTCTTCGACCAAAGATTTCAACTGTTGACGAATGGCTTTCTGGTGATATTCGGGAAGATGTCGTAGGCGCAATTGAGCAGGGTGCATCCAAAATGGATGACTACCTAATCGTTGCCATGAGTTCGGAAGGTACCGTCCGGAATAGTTCGGGTGATACTATTAAAATAGAACTTATGGATATTCTTCGAGGTGAGTATCAGGCCGACCACGTTTCGATTTGGTATTACAGATTAGATAGTATCGATGAAGTAGCAAATCCTGACATGTGGCCCAAAGCTCAACCTAATATCGGTAAGACCATATCATATGAGACATATCAGCTCGATGTAGAGCGCGCGGAGAAAGCACCATCAACCCGAAATGATATTCTCGCAAAGCGTTTCGGGATACCAATGGAGGGTTATACATATTTCTTTACGTATGAAGAAACAGAGCTTCATCGTAGACAGACCTTCTGGAAATGTGTATGTGCAATGGGTATCGACCTCTCTCAGGGCGATGACTTCTGTGCATTTACATTTCTATTCCCGCTTAGTCGTGGTGCCTTTGGTATTAAGACGCGCTGTTATATTTCAAGTCTGACATTGTTGAAACTTCCAGGAGCTCTTCGTATAAAATACGATGACTTTATCAATGAAGGTTCTCTTATGGTTCTTGACGGAGCAGTATTAGACATGATGACCGTCTATGACGACCTTGAAAGTTATATTTCCGACAAAAGTTATGATGTTCGTTGTATTGGTTTCGACCCATATAATGCACAGGAGTTCATAGCTCGTTGGCAAAAAGAAAATGGAATGAATGCGATCGAAAAAGTCATCCAAGGCGCCAAGACCGAGTCGGTTCCGCTTGGCGAATTAAAGAAACTTTCTGAAGAACGTCTACTTCTATTCGACCAAGAGTTGTTTCGCTTCACAATGGGTAACTGTGTTACCATTGAGGACACTAATGGCAATAGAAAACTTCTGAAGAAGCATCGCGAAGAAAAGATTGACTCAGTCTCCGCATTACTCGATGCTTATATCTCCTATAAGCTGAATAAGGATGAATTTGAATGAAATCAGGAAGGAGGACCGTGAATGGCGAACCGAGTTGTCCAACAAACCGAACTTACTCATTATGGCGTCAAGGGAATGGAATGGGATAAGACTAAGAAAAAGAACTATTCCACAACACAACTGAAAACGCACAAATTCAAAGTAGGTCCCGACGGAAAAATAGTAGACCCTCCTGGGGGACTATACACAGACTCAGAATCCGATATGCCCCCAGAAGGACTTACTTCCGAGCAAAAACAAAAATGGCTAGACGATCGAAGAGCAAAACGCGAAAAAGAATTTTACGATATGAAAAAACAGGACGATGTCGAATACAAACGAGAAAAGGAAGCTAGAGAGGCTGCGGAGAACCGTAGACAATTAGCTTCTCTTCAACTGAAATTAACAAACGCCAGAAAAAAAGGACTATCTTTTATGGTAACCTCGTTGGTCAAAGCTATAAAAGCCAAAGAAGCTGCGATAAAATCCTACGAGGAGACCACAAAACGAATGTTCTCAAATCCCGTAAAACATTCTGATCAGGTTGAAAATTTCATCAAACATTACAACGAAGAGGCTTACGCGTATCCTATGACAGTAACTAAGGCGATCGAGGTTGACAAATCAAAATCAATTTCTGAGATGACCTTTGATGAGTTGAGAATGTTGATAAATCGTCTTCGAGACGAACGAGAAGCCGAGGATGTCATCCGTTCTCTACGTCGATCCGCGGGGTTAAAGGAGACCTTCGAAAATCCGGCAAAGATCGATACAAAAACTCCAATTGAGCAGTTGTATCATGAAGGAATTAACGAGGAAGAGATTGAAAATTTCATCGAACACGAAGGAACTCTTGGAATGCATTGGGGCGTCCGTAGGTATCAAAGGAAAGACGGAACTCGTACCGCTGCTGGTAAAAGACGGGACAAACAAATTGAACAGGAACGCATGCAATATGACAAATCTGAAGATTATATCAAAGCTCGGGAAAGCAGAGTTAAAGGCACAGCAAGTCTTTCGAACGAAGAACTTAAAAAGTTAAACGAACGTATTCAACTTGAAAACGCTTACAAACAATTGACTGAGATACAGATGAAAAAGGCAGAATCTTTTGTAGGTGGTGTATTAAAAGATGCCGGTAAACAGGCAGCGATATCATTCACAAAAGATGTAATGCTTGCTGGCGCGCACCTTCTCGTCAGAGAGTTTTCTCCGACTTTTGCCAAGACAGCCTTTGGTATGACGTTGCCGGTATCAATTGAACTACCGAAGGTTCAAACTCAAGCACCAAAGGCCCAAACACAA